CCCCCGCTTGTTCCTTTTAATCCAATTAACGAATACGGCGAGCCCGAAGGAAGCCATCACAAGTCATAGTGGAGGCCGTGAAGTTGGCACTCGCTACCGCATATACCGTAGTCGTAGCGGAGATAGAAATACGAACAACAGGCGATGCCACGGTAATCCCGGTATTGCCTGTTACTACTCCAGCCGCAGCGTAGGTAGTCTTCGAATAAGAGCCGAATGCCCCGAAGGTTGCTGATACTGCAGATGCCCCAGCGAATAGGGCGGTAATGCTGGTAGAGCCTGTCGGGACATACGTAATAACACTTTCAATCTCCCAGTCCCCTGCCGTCAGGGAGAGGCTGGTTGCATTCGCAGCCACTGCCGTAGTCAGCGAGGTGGCCGTATTGGAGGCCGTGAGGTACTCCCCAACCTGCCCAGCCGCTGCATTCCCGCCAGCAACCGTACCCACCAGAGGGAACCCACCGAGAGCCGTCAATGCTGCGGCTGCCGTGGTCTGTCCCGTGCCGCCTTCAGCAATCGGAATGGTAGCCACTGAGGTGTAAGAACCTGCCCCGGTGCGCTTCATGTAGCCCGTGAAGGAGAACCCAGCGATAGCATCGAGAGCCGCCCCGCTTGCGGAGGTTTGGCCCGTGCCGCCCTTGGCTACAGGGACTGTCGGGAGGTCACCGGAGACCAGTGCCGCCCATCCGGGGATACTGCTGGGCCCCGTAGAGCGCAGTACCTGCCCAGCGGTAGAGCCACTTGGGTTGAGGAGCTGCGGAGGTACAAGAGTTGTCATAGAGTCAACCTTAGAGAAGAGGGTGGCCCCTACAGAGAACCTGAGGGGCGCGAAGGATTACTGCGGTGTAGCGATGAAGCGGATACCGTCAATGGTTGCACTACCACCAGTTGCGGTCAGCGGGACCACGTTGCCGTTGGAGTCGATGATGAGAGCACCAAAGGTGTTCCCCGATTCGTGCAGCATCGGCACGCGGAGCTGCTGGGCAGGCCGGTAGCCGCTCGGAAGCTGGAAGGCTGTAGTGCCCGCACCGGAGCCGTTGAGGACCCCACGGAGCTCCACAGTGCCATCCTGCTGCTTCTTGAAGCCAATCGTGCGGGAGCCTTGAGTCCACGCATTGAGGAACGTAACGGGGGCGAAGGGGGACGGGCCCAGTTGGCCAGACCCAGCGAGCAGCACGTTGCCGCCATCATCGATGTCACGACAGGTGTTGCCGTCGAACTGGTACGTTGCCGCGCCAGTCGTGTTGTTGACCCAGCGGCCGCCGTGGATGTTCTGCAGCAACTGCGAACCACCACCGGTCATCAAGGTGTTGCCCTGCGTGTTGTAGGCAATCCAGTTGTTGTCGATGTCTACCCCGTAGCAGATGCCCCGGTGGAAGAACTCTAGGTTCACTGCGTACTCGATGTAGCAGCCCGTGACCTTGATACTGGAGCAGCCTGCAGGAACGCTGTAGATGTTCGCGCAAGATTCCAAGTCGCAGTTCTGGAACACGATGTTGTTCGTGGCGCCACCATCAGCGATATTCAGCACCGAGCCGCTGACCCCTCCCACACCATAGAACTTACAGTCATCGAAGATGATGTTGTGGCAGGAGGTGTACGAGTACACAACGTAGGAAACCAAGTTGACCGCAGAGCACTTCCAGAATCGAGTGGCGTAGCACGAGTGCATGACCACGCCGTTCGTCAGTCCATAGCCGAACGCAATCCGCTCCCACTGGGTGGTGTTGGCGTTCCACGCTTCGAACGCTGAGCCAGCTCCCGATGCAGGCGCACATACTTGGAAGTCCGAGAAGATGTAATCAAACCCGCCCCCTGCAGTGGAGCCGTAGCCCACGTTGAAGGCCTGACCAGCGGAGCCCTTACGGATGCTTGTGGCTGCCCCACGGCCCTTGACACGCAGCGTCTTGGTGGTCTTCGGGATGTCCACCGGAGTAGCCACTTGGAAGTAGCCTTCGGGGATTTCCAACTCACCACCGTTCGGCAGCGAGAGGATGTAGGTGATCGCAGCCTGGATAGCGCCGCAGTCGGTAGCCCAGCCAGCCCGCACCGCCGCAATCTGAGCCTCAGTCATGAAGTCGTATACGCTCACCTTGTCCCGCATCTTGCTCTGGAAGGCGCGCGGTACAGAACCGGCGCCACCTTGGTAGAACACCCCGAGCTTGGACGGGAAGAAGTACGCCACGTTAATCTCAGAGATGCCCGAAGGAATAGCCGAAGTGAACGTCAGGGTGACATCATCACCGCCCAAGGACCACTGCGAGGCAGCCTGATAGCCGCCATCGAAGAACACGCCCGAGATGGTCTTCGGGGATGCCGTGGCTGGGAGGGTCACCGTAGTGGAGCTACCTGCGGTGTAGTCGATGCCCGAGCGGAGAACCGTGGGGGCATAGCTGAGGAACGTGGGAATCGTGATGGCAGCCAGCATCTGCTCAGCAGCCTGTGTGGCCTGCAGCAGTGCAGCGCTCGGTTCCTTGTAGGCCTCAGCACTGACACCTACGGCACCCGAGGCTCCGAACACGAGAGCACGAGATGCCCGAGCGATGGCCGAGGGGAGAACCGGATTGGTGCCCGTTGAGGGGAACTGAACCGACACATCGCTTACTGCAGCAATGCTGTCATTGATGTCCGAGGTGATGCTTGCGACATCATCCGACAACTCTTGGTTGATGTAGAGCTGCTGCAGAGCTTCGAGGTTCAAGTCAGAAGCGGTGAGCGTAGAGCCATCTCCGTAGACCACATCAGGGAGCTCGTTGGGGGTATTACGGCGAATCTCCATGCTGGCCGCTGCGGTGCCGAGGATGGTGATGGCCGATGCGTTGGACCAGTAGTATTGGTCTGTGGGAATCAGCACTCCCGCAATGCGCACCTCAACATGGGACTGGTCGATGTAGGGGAACGGAACGGTGTACGGCTGTACCACACCACTCATGGTGTAGGTGACTCGTGAGAGCATATAACCTCTGTGGGATTGGTAGGCCCCACGAACGGGGGCCAGGAGGGGTGTCAGGTTCTAGGCTGGATGAGCCACTTGGCGAACTGAGGGTTGTCTTGGAGGACTGCGTAGAGCCCCGATGCTGCGGGCCTGACGAACTGCTCCTCAACTTCAGGGGGCAGGAGGACTGCCATCTGGAAGAGAACTGCGTGGAGGATTTCGTGGAGGACCGTATCAGCCTCCTCGCCACCAGGAAGGCCCTCCATGATGTCGATACGCTGCCTGCCGTTGAAGCACAGGCCGTAGCTGTTCTCCATCTCTTCGGATGGTCTGTAGTTGATGCTGTGGGTTTTCCCCAGAACGCGAACGCTCCGGGGCCTTGCTTCCTTCTTAGCCCCCATGCTTACTCAGTGGGGCGGGGTTTGAACTTCGGGAAGTGCGAGCCAATCATGTCGTTCACGTTACGCATGATGTACAGGTTGCCACCGGGGATGGCCCCAAGCGCATCGTGCATCTCCTTCTGGGTAATGGTGTTAGTGCTGAAGGGGTTCACTACGCTGCCCGTGACTTGCGCCAGGGTAGCCAATCGGGCACCTTCAATCATCGAGGGAGTCAGGAAGATGTTCCGGTTGTCCGTGTTGGCGGTGCCGTTAGCGAACAGCGATTGACCACCACTCAGGGGTTGATAGGCCGTATCCATCACCTGCGGCATGAGCCCGAGGACAGCCATACGGCTCACCGCACCGAGAGCAATGGCTGACGGAGAGAGTCTCTGGGCCAACTTATCGGGGTCGTGTGCGTAGTTGATGGAGTTCTGCAGGGAGTACTCCAGAGCAGCGCCAGCGAACGAGTACATCCACTGGACAGCGGTGGTGGAGTCCCGATAGTGGAGGCTCTTGAGGAACTGCTTGGCGTGGCCCACGAGCACGAACGTCTTGAGCTCGGAGAAAATCTTGCCAACGGTGGTGTGCATGAACGGGATGGTCTCGCCCAAGTCGTGGTCCTGAATCATGTCGCGGACTTCGCGGGACAGCAGCAGTTGGAACTTGCTGTAAGTCTCGGGGGCCTCACGGCTCCACTTCTCGTAGTCCACGTTGTCCACCTTGCTGCCGTCCATCTCCGTGTACTTCTTCAGGGCTGCGTGGACATCCGGTTGGTCATCCGTGCCTACCCCGTTGTGGGTCATACGCTCCCGCTGCTTCGCGGTCATCTCCGTCTTGCCCATAGCGAAGTCGATGTGCTTCTGGATAGCCATCCGAGCGGACATCATCCGGGTGGCTGCAGTTGCCGAGGAGTTGCCTGAGATGTGGTCCACAGCGTGCGAGAGCTTGCCTGAGAAGTTCTCGAAGCGGGTCAGCCCCTTGTCATAGGAGAAGTCCGTGATTTCATGCTGGCGAGCGTAGGCGGACACATGCTCCAGACCGTGGCCCGTGAGGTGATGGATAGCTGCCTCCAGTCCCTCTGGCGGGGGATGACCAGCCTGCATACTGCGGATGATCTTGCCGAAGGTAGGCATGTGCTGGGTGAAGGCGCGCATCGAGGTGAGTCCGATAGCGTTCTTCATCTCCAGTGCTGCGGGGATGCCCAACTGGCCCAGCATCGCGGAGCGAGTCCAAGCACGCATAGCGCCCAGAACACGGTCCCCCCGGTTGAAGCTCTGGGTGGACATAGGGCGGCCAGTGATGTTGTCGTAGACATCCTGCATCATCTGCTTCACCCGGTTGTACTTGCCAGAGCCCGAGGTCATCGCGTTCTCCCCGTGGTACTGCTCAGCCTCCCTCATCTTCGCCATGAACTGCGCACGGGACTTGATGCCGACCTCAGCGAGGGCCAAGTGGCCGCCCATAGAGTTCATGTAGCGGCCAGCGAGGAGCCGTGAGTCATTCTCGAAGAGGTCCGAGATGCGGAATACCGAGCCGTCCGCCATGCGCTCTGCGTGGTTCTCATTGAGGGCCAAGCGGTACTTGAGGGGGCCTGCCTGTCCAGCATCGCCCTCACCGCTGCCCCTACGGTCAAACATCAGGTCCACCAGAGAGTTAATCTCGTGGTCCTTCAGGCCCGAGTTGGCGAGCTCCTCCCGGAGGGTCACCATATCCTTGGCGTAGAGGTGGATGTCCTGCATGGCGTGGCTGAACTCCAGCTTCATCACGGCATCCATGAACCCCTTGGCCTTGGCCGTAGCGGCCCCACCAGTTACCCCATCGAGCTTGATAGCGCGCCCAACGGCCTCATACATCTGCTCCTTGTGTTTGGCGAATGCTTCCCGGATGTTGTCCTGCTTCCACACTCGGTTGACGTACTGGGGGTTGTCGGGGATGTACTCCGCACCTTCGACCCCCGCAGCCTCCATCCTACGGCGCATCTCCACGTAGAAGTCCTTCTGAGCCTTGGCTGCCTTCTCCAATTGCGGGGCGATGTCAGGGTTCGCCTTGAGGACTTCGGTGTCACCACGGACCACACGGGAGATGTCAGAGTAGAACTGGTCCTGTGCCGCAGCCTTCTTGAAGAAGTTCATCCCACGGACCTTGGCGGCCTCATCGAATGCTCTACGGGCTTCCAAGTGGAAGTTGCCTTCGAGGGTCCTGCGGTACTGCGACTTGAGCTCTGAGGCGGTCCAGCCCTGCGCTTCGTGGGCATCGTTGCCGATGGCATCCTTGACCAGCTTATTCCCGAGGAAGCGGAACACAGGATTGTCCGACTTGTTGAAGTGGGTGTAGAAGTCCCAGCGGATGGGGACCTTGCCCAAGTGGGTCATGGCCGTGGGTTGGTCCGCAAGGGAGGCAATGCGCTCGTTGGGGTCCACCCGTGCTGCACCTACGGAGTCCGCCATGCCGAACACTTCGCGGTCCACGGGGTTCTCGTAAGCGGGGGCCTTAGTCTTCCCAGCGGTCCCCATGCCCTCCCACTTGTCCCCGCCCTCTACCTCAGCGAGCGCCTTGCGGAATGCCTCACCAATGATTGGGTGTTGCTCATCGTGCCCCTTAATGGATGCTTCCCGTAGGGCAGGGTCAAAGTCCCCAGACGCGAGCTTTTTAACTAAGCCCTCCGCGTCCCTTCGGATGTACCGTTCGGTTTGCTCAGGGAACTTATTTATCCAGACGTTGAAAGCCTCGGGCGAGGTGTTCGCGGGTGTGATGTTTCCCCCGCTCATATCGTGGAAGGAATCGTAAAGCTTCGCCCCCACGCCCTGACCACGCCACTCGGGCTCTACGTTGGAATAGGAGACTACTGCGGGTTCTCCCCCTGCTGCGGCTGCTGCTTGGTCGGACTCCACATCAAGGGCCCCAATGAGGTTCCCTTCAGAATCGCGAGCCTCATGCGCATAGGTTTCGGGGTTGTAGGCCACGGTGAAGCTGCGGCCATCCTTAGTCATGTGCGTATCGGGGGCAGAGGCTTCGTGTGCCTGCTCAGCACGGCCTGCCTCCACATCCATAGCCTTCTGAAGGTTCTCAGTATAGGCGTGGAGATTGGCTTCCTCATGGGGTGCCAGCGGTTCCCCCGCCTGCTGCTTGCGCATCGCTTCGATGGCGTGGGCTTCCTGCATAGCCGTCTGGGACACCTTGGCCTGCTCGTGTGCATGGAGACCAACGAAGGGGGCAGCGAAGGCCATGCTGGTGAGTCCTGCGGTGAGGACCCCCATGTTGTCATCTTCGAAGTTGTAGTTCTGACGGAGCTTCTCAGTGGCAGCCCCAAGGCCACCAGCAGTTGCCAAACCGGAAGCGATAGGCCGCATACGGCTGGCTGCTTCGGCTGCTACTGCCACACCCTCGGCTGTACGGGCTGCCGTAGCGGTGGCCTTGAGGAGCATCGAGGTGCCTCCAGAGGCAACCATAGCGGCCACGTTGATGGGGTCCACCATACCGAAGGCCATGCCCGCAGCGAAGCGCCCAATGTTGCCCTTAGTGCCCAGCGTGGAGAGGTCCCCCAGGTCCTTCTGCTTCTGGAGGATGCTCTGCTTCATCCATGCTGCTTGTCCTGCTGAGGTGGCCTGTGCGAACTGACCTTGGAACTCAGGCCAGATGCCATCTGTCAGGTCCTTGTTCGTGCTCTCCTCGTAGGGGTTGTAGTGTTCATCCGGGGCCAACTGAGCCCCAGCGTAGTGGTCAATCATCCCAGGAATCCAGGAGTCTTGGCGCCACATTGCGGAGAGGTAGTCCCCGCTGTCCAGACCCGCACCTGCGTCTTCACGCTGGCGGGCTTGGGTGACTGCATCCACCGGGGGCGCAGTCTGTTGAGTAACTGGAGCCGCAGTGGGCGAAGTGTCTACAAGTTTACTGTTGTCCTGAATAGCGGACTGAAGCGGTGTGATAGGCATTCGCCCTTCCTTTGGTTAGTTACTGTGATGTGCGGGACGCCTCCTGGAGCCCTTGGCCCCACGAACTGACCCCGTTCATCATGAGGTTGCGCAACTTGTTACGGCGTTGGTCTTCCTGCTGGTTCCCGTTCTTGTCGTGATAGGTGACCTTGAGGGCCTCTTGGAATGCCGGGAGGTCCTTGCGGGCCAGCGCTCCGATTGCCTTCTTGAACTGCGCTACGTCACCTACTTGGTACGCCACGTCCACGAGGGCAGCCTTCTGGCCTTCGGAGACCATCTTCCACAGCCCCGGGTGGGCAGCTTCAACGGCATCCTTAGCGCGCTGCTCGTAGCGGGGGACCACTGCCTGGAGGAGTCGTGCCCCTTGCTCGGGGGTAATCTCTACCTTGCCCGACTTGATGCCCTCAATGGATGTCGAGGGAATCCCAGCGCGCCTGAAGTCTTCCGCGATGGTGTCCGCGTTGGCGTTCAGGTTGTAGCCGTATCCGATGTTCAGGCCAGCCTTCGGGTTCGGGTCGGGGTAAGCCTTTGACACGAAGCCCTCACCCATCGCAATGGTGGAAGCGGAGAGCTGCCCCGACTGGAGGAACTGGTCAGCCTGCTGGACCTGAATCGTGCTGCCCTTGCCCGTGAGGCGGGAGCCACTGAGGCCAGCGAAGTTCGCCGTGTTGGTGCCAAACCAGCCACCGCCCAGCTTCGGGTCCACAGGGAGGTTGAAGGCATTGCTCAGGGCACCATCGAACGCCTTGCTCTGAATCGTCTTGATCTTCCCGAGGGTCGTATCGTTGACCATGTTGAGCGTGCGGGCCTTGGCGAGGACTTCAGCGTTATCCGTGAGGTCCTGTGCAGTGGCCGTGCCCTTGTTCAGCTTGTCCGTGAGTGCAGCCATGCCAGCCTGCTCATCGGGAGTGAACGCCTTGGTGGAGCCGTGGTCCTTGATGATCTGCTCGAAGGGAACCTGAGGGTTAGCCATGCCCACCATCTGACCATTCTTGAAGAGGGCCAGTTGGTAGTTACCGTCCTTGTAGTTCGTCAGGCCGACTTGCATATCATCGACACCATACTTGGCCTGTGCCTTCTGCACATAGGCAGCGAGGGCCTCAGCGGTCTGGTCGCTGGCCCGCCCCGGGGGGACCTCCACGTCAATCTTGTTCGTTGAGTCGAAGACGTGGGTGGCCTTGTACTGCTCCTGCAGATAAGCCTTGGCTTGATCCGGGGTGGCATCAGGGTTGCGCTGGTAGTACGCGTTGGCCTGCACCAAGGCCCAGCCTTCGGAGGCTTGGGTGTTCTGCGGGGTTCCACCGAAGAGGCGGCCCACTAGCGGAATCTTGTTGGCGAAGTCCACCGTGATGTTCTGTACGGACTTGGCGGTATCTGCCTTCCACTTCGGGTCCTGCATGCGGAGCTCAGCGGCCTTCTTGGCTTCCGGGGAGATGGAGCGGTAGGCGTTCTGGTAGGCCGTTGCGGGGTCTACTCCCGAATCTACTTGGCTCTTATAGGAACCAAATAGTGCCTGCGCCTTGTCATCAAAGTAAGCCGAGCGGAGCTGGTCAGGAAGACCACCGTGCATCGCTGCCACAGTGTTAAATTGAGACGAAGGGTTTCCGTCTTTCGTGGGGAGGGCGTGGAGGGTGCCATCTACTAGGGCCTTGAGTTGCGGGATAGGTTCTGACCGCCCAGCTCTCGCGCCAGACTGCACCATTTGTTGAAGGGACATCTGAACGTTGGGGTCCTTTGAGGGGTCCCCTGAGGTGACTCCGGTGGCGTAGTTCATCAGGGTGCCAATCGGACCAGCCAGCTTCAGATTCATTGCTTTGTTGTAGGCCTCAGTTGACAGCGCCCAGCCTTGCCCGTTGTCTAGGGCCTTGACTGCTGCCACCGACTCCTGCGCCTTGGCGGCCTTGGTCTGGAGATGGTCCAGGTAGGCCGAAGCCTCGGAGCCACTCTTGAACATCCCGAGGGGCCCAATGCGGTGAGCGATGTCATCCATCGTGGGCAAGGTGCCGCTGTCCGCATCGTCCTCTTCCTTCTGCCGGGTCTTGAAGAAGTCAACCTGCTGGCCCTGCTCGATGCGCTTGTTCTGCTCGCCCACTGCGTGCTCCCGCATCCGGGCCACTTCGGACTGGAGCTTGGGGTTCATCTGCAGCGGGGTGAGTCCCGTATTGGGGTCCTTCTGGTCGAACACATCGAAGAGCTCAGGACGGCCACCTGCCTTGAGAGACAGGTTGGTGACCTTATCCAGCGCTGCATCCCAGAACTCAGGCCGAGTCATCGTGCCAAGCTGACCCCGGAGCGGCTCTGCCACTGTGGTGAGTCCCTTGTAGATGTCTGCGGGACTCGCTGTGGGGCTCATCACGGAGTCCATAGCTGCCGAGATGTTCCCGTTGGCGGTCTCCTTGAGGCGCGTGAACTGCACCTGAGCGAAGTCCTTGCGCACCGCTTGGGCAGTCTCCGCTACATTCTTGGAGACCTGCTCGATGATTGCCGGGTCCGTAAGGCCAGCCGTGTGCTGCGCTACCTGCTCGTGGAGGAACTGTTCTGGGTCGAACCCGTCCTTGTTCTTGTTCTCCGCGTAGCCGCTCAGGATGTCGTTCTGGACCTGTGAGCCAATCTTGACACCCACAGAGTTCCGGTAGCCAGCCGAGAAGGACTGAGCGAACGCGGGGTCCACCTTGTAGCTGTCATCCGGGGGAGGAACTTTGATGCCACCAGTCTGTGCATCGACCAGCCCAGCGTCAGCCAACTGTCCCTGCGCGGTGCCTGCCTTGAAAGCCGAGGTGGCCTCTTGCTGCTCCTTGAACTGCGTGTACCGCTGCAGCTCAGGGTTGAAGGACTTCAGGCCATCCACGAGACCCATGAGGGTGGCATCGTTCTGCCCTGCGCCTGCGTAGGTGTCTACAGTCCGCTCTTGGGGCTGGAAGGTGGCCGACTGCTGACCAGGGGAGCCCTGACCGCGCTGCGTGATTTGCTGCTGGTTGTTCGGTGGCATTCCTATCCTCGGATAGTGGTGTTGTTAAGTTGCGCCTTGGTACGCGGGAATCTTCCCTGCTGCAATGGCGTTGGCCCGTTGGAGGCTCGTAGCGGAACTGAGGCCAGCCCCCGCAATCTGAAGGCCGGTGCCGATGAGGCTTGGCTGCTGGATGCTGGACATCCGCTGGGATGCGGTGGAGTAGGCGCCCTGAGCTTGGCCCGCAAGGGAGCGCTGCTGCGAGGATGCTGTGTTCTCCATCGTTGCGATGTCAGTGCCTGCGTTGAAGTTTGCTTCGTTGGTTACTCGGTCGTTAGAGCCACCGCCGTTGGTGCCTGACTCATTCGAGAGGGCCTGCAGGTGCGAGGTCTCCACCATTGCCTGACGCGCACGTTCAGACATCTGGGCGGAAGCCGCTTGGCTATCCTCTACCTGCTGGTTCCTGATTTGATTGATGCTGGAGTCATAGGCCGACTGTGCCGCTGCGGACTGACGACTTGCGGATTGCGATTGGGCCACGTAGGACGCCACCGAGCCCGCTGCTGCGGTAGCTGCGGATGCGATGGCCAGCGTGGTTGCCGAGATGGTTACTGGTTCACACATGGGGACTCTGATGGAAGAAGTAGAAGGGGGCTTTGCCAGCCCCAAACTCCGGGACAAGTTCGCCAATCGTGAAGCCCAGCTTGCGGAGCCAAGCGATTGACTTGGTGTTCTCCGCGTGGACAAAGTTGAACAACATCGGGTATCGGAGGAGCAGGCCCTTGACCCACCCCCTGCCATCCTTAACGAGGGCCTTGGAGTACCTGTAGACCTCTGGGGTGGCGAGCATCCAAGGGCCGCCTATGCCGTTCACATTGGCTACCCCGTAGATGCCCAGCAGTGCCCCATCGTCCCCTTCGGCCACCCACGCTTCCTCTGATACCTTCAGGGAATCCAGCAGCACCTTCACTGTGGAATCCCCGGTGGCCAGAGCAATCTCCCTACGGTCCCCCTCACGGAGGAGTGGGAAGAGGCGGGTACAGTCGGCCACGGTTGCGGGTCGGACAATCACATGCGCCTCCCGAAGGTGACGAACTCCGCATCCCAGCCAGCGGATTGGAAGCTCGAAGGGAGGTACGAATCGTTGATGATGTCGATACGCACTCCCTCATTGGATGTCAGCACGGGGAACGTGTAGGTCCCTGAGCGAATCGATGGGAGGCCTAGGGTGGCTGAGGAGACCCCGAGGGATTTCCCGGTGAACTTGTAGGTGTACGTGTCCCGTGCCTGTGGCTGGACCTCTACCGTGAAGTAGCCGCTGTCCCGGTAGTCGATGTAGAACCTACGGAGCTTGAGCTTCCCGTTCGTGAGGGCCACCTGATTCTGGTCCTTCACATACTGCTGGGAGAACCGGTAGGTCATCTTGTAGTTCTGACCGAAGAACACCGGGTGTGCATCGTACCGACCGGGCACCGTGATGACATAGGTGGAGCTCACGGTGTAGGGCAGAATCTTCCCCACCTGACCACTGAAGGCCGCCCCGAGGACCAGCGAGTGGCCGGATGCTTGGGCAGCGTAGGGCAGCGTGAAGTTGGTCACCTTGTTCCCGGAGTCATACACCCCAGTGACTTCCACGCGGTGGTCCAGCAGGACATCGAAGCCCATGCCACTTGCGTTCAGGTCCGGCTGCAGGTCCATCACTTCAAGGTAGGTGCCATCGCTGCGGTTCACCACGAAGTAGCACTTGTTGTTGATGAACTCAGCCCCGAGGACTTGCGTATCGGCAGCGAAGGTGAACTTCTGCCACGCCGACTGGGACTTGGTGGTTCCCGACCAGAAGAACTTGTAGACGTAGACCGAACTCGGCTCCCCCGTGAAGAGGGCGAAGATGACATCCTCAGATGAACTCGCGGCCATCCGGTAGAGGCCATAGGGCAGATACGTAGGCACATGCGCTGTCGTGTCGGTTGCGTCATTGGTCAGCGTGGTGGCATCCACGTAGTACTCACGGAGCCCCGTGTGCTGCGCTTGGGTGACCCCGAAGTACACCGCCTGCCCAATCCCTACGGGGCGCGCATTGGTGCCACTGTCAAACTCCGTGGCTACGTCTGCCTTCACCGTCTTGGGGCTAAGGAGTTCCTGACCACCTGAGAGTTGGAACTGGGTCTGGTCCGAGAACAGCAGCAGGCTCTTATCGAACGGCACCGCATACTTCAGGATGGACACCCGGTTGGTGCCCACGTTGGTATCGATGGGGTCCGTATCGAGGACTGCTGTGGCCGTCTTGGCCCAGAAGTTGTAGTACTCCCCCGAGCGGGACAGGCACACGTTCTCATCCGAGAGGAAGCCGAGGCGCCCACGGTAGTAGTAGATGTCCGCGATGGTTCGCCCGATGAAGGAGGCCGGGGGGTTGCTCGTATCGTCCCCCACCTGACGCGCTGCCCAGTCCACATAGGTGAACAGGAAGGTGCCATCGGATTGCCTGATGAGCTTCCACGGCATCGTACCGGGGTCGATGGTGTTCTTCAGCCCGGGCTTCACGGTCTCCACCCAGGAGTTCCCGTTCCAGGCCACATAGTAGGTGCTAGTGCCACCTGTGGGGTCACCAGTGATTTCGATGGTGTACCCGGGCTCGAAGGTCGGGGGCAACTTGCTGTAGGAACTCACGGCCTTGGTCATGTTCAGGGTGGCCGTGTTGGCGTACCCATCCGAGCAACTGGCCTGTGTGAGTGCTGCACCATCCAACCGCTGTGCCTTGATGATGGAAGAGTTCGGGAGCACGAACACCGAGTACCCAGCACCCAGAGCCGTAGCCAGTTGGGATGCCAAATTAGAGGCAATCACGGTGGTGCTATCGGAGGTCGATGGGGTCCCGTAGGTGACCGAGTGCCCATCTACGCTCACCGAGTAGAGGATGCTCGGCTCTGACAGAACGATGGCGAAGTAGGCCACGTTGGCCGCATTGGAGGCGCTCGCTGTCTGCTGGGCCACCTTCGTGTTCTTGTTCAGGATGAAGGTGTAGTCCGCTACGGTGACAAAGCTGAAGTCCGTAGAGGGGCTCGCTGAGGTGAGGTAGCCGAGGCCCGCGGGGTACGTGACAGTCCGTGGGGTGCCATCGATGAGACTGAAGACCTGAAGGACACCGCTACGGACGAACACTGCGTACCGCTCAGTGACCGAACGGTTGATGATGTGGACCGCTGCGTTGGTGATGGTGTCCCGGGAGAGGAGAGCCAAGTAGGTCAGCGGGGGCCGCTTACGGAGACCAGTGGCAATCGTGGGGTATGCGTTCTCGCTAAGTTCAGCCTGGGTGTCGTGGCGCAGAGTAGCGGGCTGCTGGCTGACTCCATTGAACAGGCTGGGGATGCTCTTGTTGATGAGGGTCATTTAGAACACTTCACCGGAACCGGGGCGCATCCACGCGTTGGCTACGCTAAAGCTATCGTTAAACATATTGAAGTCCCCGTTGTCCCCCTCAGCATCCTTGAGGGCAATCAGCGCTTTCATCTCATCATCCTCAGTGAGCTTGTCCAGCGTATCTGAACTCAGGTTGTTCCCCTGGAAGGAGCGAGCTGCGCAGATGGCGATGTACTGCCGCGCAGTCTGTGGGAGTTCATCCCAGTCCAAGAAGAAGATGATGTTCACAGTCAGGTCCTCAGTGAACAAGTAGCTGTGCTTCGCCTTGTCGTAAATCCGCTGGCCGCGCTGTGCGATACGCTTCGCTGTAACGGTCTGGTCCGTGGATACGGAGAGTGCATTTGCCGGGGCCGTGATGGTCCCATCGGTGGCACGAGAGAGGGGGAAGTTCTCTTCGGTGTTGAACGCCCATCCCGTGGATTGGACGGTGCGGCTGAATTCGGTGAGCTTGGCCCGTGCGCTTGCAACATCGGCCAGTCCGGTAGTTGAGAGTGTATTAACAGGGGACTCACCGATAGCGGCGAGACACATGTTCACAGCCTCAAGTTCAGTCATGAAGGCTGAAGCCATTGGAGAATCCTCTTGAGTAAACGAAAAAAGGGGGACCCGCCGTTAAGCGAATCCCCCTAGGAGTGTTACTGGTGTTGATCTAGATACTTGAGTGCGCTGAATAGAGCCGCCTTCGAGTCCTTGAAGTGTCCAAGGCCTAGATTGCAGTTGTGGCAGAGCAGCCCCCGAATCTTCCCGGTGGCGTGATCGTGGTCCACAGAAAGCCTCTTGAATCTTCCACCCGTGTTGCCATCCGAACCACAGATGGAGCACCGCGAATCCTCACGGTACATAGCAATAATCTGCTCAAACGGAACGCCTAAGTTATTGGCTGTGGTGTTATATGAGTAGCATGTCTTGCACGTCGTGGCGTGTTTGCCGCGCACAACTGAGTACTCGGAGAGGCATTTAGCCTCCCCGCATTTGCTGCAGGTTTTGACCAATTACGTGGTCGTTACCAGTTCGACGGCACACTCGCTTCGCAAAATACCGTGGCCTACGGCGTACTTGCTGACAATCAGCGTACCAAGGCGGCGCTCATCGTAAGACATGCGCATGCTGAGGTCCAGCAGCTTAACCGTGCCCACCGCTTCCTTCGTGGTGATGACAGCGGCCGTCTTCGTGAAGTCGCCCTGATAAGCGGTCGGACCCGTGTTGACGTTCGTGCTCGGGAGGTGATTCGTCTTGATGATGTTTGCACCACCAATCTTGAGAATCTTGCCCGTGCCGTAGTTACCATTGCCTTCTGCCCAGTCACGGTTCACCAGTGCGGTCGATTGCGCCAGGAGGTAGTACTGAGCCGGACGCACGAGAGCGTTGCGCTCCGAGGTAATCGGAATGTCCTTCTCATCGAACGCCTGCACTGCAGCGTAGATACCAGCAGCGAGGTCCGTTGCCGAGGTCTTGTACAGCGTGGTAGCCGAAGTGAGAACCGTGCCACCAACGCCACCCGTAACCACAGCAGCCGAACGTGCAGCGAGGGCCATGACTTGGATAACGTTCTTGTCCCAGTTCGCTGCAAGGAAGCGGCCCGTTTCAGCCGAGTACGTGCTGCGGTAATCGAAGTGCGACTTCGCTTCATCGATGTCAGCAATGAACACGCTCGATACGAGCAGGTCATCAATGACGATGTTGCGTTCTGCGAGGTTGGAAGTCTGACCAACGATTTCCGTACCCGGGGTGTGGTAACCACCCGTGACGCGCCACGTTGCCGGGAACTGAGCCGACTTGCCCGAGCTAATCGTACGGACCGTGTGGAGGGGCATGACCACGTTGTTTTGGTCGAATGCCGTGAGAACTTCACCGCCATAGACCTTGAGGAACAGGGCATCAGTTGCGCCTGCACCGTTAATCTGACCACCGGCCAGGACTGTTGCGTTTGCCATTTGAGATAAATCCAGAATGAAATGAAAGAGCGGCCAATGGGTGGCCTTGGAGGGTTCACTTCAGAGCAGACTTAGGCGTGGACGTGTGCATGGTTATCTTCCCTCGGGAAGGCCAAGTGTTCCTTGCGTGGAATGCTTAGAGATGGGTGATGCGGTATTACGGATTCGTGCGGGTTGCAGGCTGGACCGGATTCAGTTCAACCAATGTGTCGCTTGCGTTGCGCGCCAGGAGGCCCATTGCAATGGCCGTCTTGACGTTAATCTTGAGGTTCCCATGAGGAACAAAGGTATGGGCATCGTTGACCGCCTTCGTGGTATCCAACTTGCCACTGCCGAGTGCAACAGCAGCAGCAATCTTGGTTCCAGAAGCGTTCACCGAGGAGCCCTTATTGGCATCCAGAGAGGGCATGTTAGAAGGCCGTAGTGCGTGAGAGTTTGGCTTCCACTTGTTTGCGGAAGGCTTCATCCTTCGAGTAACGCGGGTCCGACATATCACGCACCATCTCAGCAGTGGAGCCATAGCCAGCATTCCCAGCGTTGGCATTGCCACCACCGAGGAGTTGCGGTTCGCGGCCATTGGCTGCCTCATAGCGAGCACGGAGACCTGAGATAGCCAGCTTGGCTTGATCCACAGAACCCGTGGTGACCGCTTGGTTGTAGGCATCGAGCTCACCAGCCGTGAGGCCGTTCTTGGCCCACGTTGCCATAGCGTTGAACTGTTCCTCACCGCCTGCAGCTTCGAGACCCTGTGCGCGGACTTGCGTGGCCAGAGCTTGCTGACCTGCGATGTAGGCGTCCACCACCGGCTTCGGAATGCCAGCGGCTTCGAGCTTCTGGTACGAGGCTTCCGAGAGGTTGCCTGCCTGAGCGAACTCCGTGCTGAAGTCAGCGAGGTTCAGGCCCTTCGATTCCAGAGCTTCGGCTGCCGCTTCCGGTGCTGCAGGGGCTTCCACCGGGGCTGCCTCTGCAGGCTTCCCTTGGGATTGCTTCTGTTCCAGTTCGGTGTACGAGCGCGCCCACGCTTCGGTGTCTACTGCACCAGTCTCAGGGTTCCAGAACTTCTCGGGAACGTGAGCGGGGCGCTGCGGGGCTTCTGCTTGCGGAGCATTGCCCGTGGCTGCATCGTACTTCGCGGCCATCGCTGCATCGTACTCGGGGGTCCCCGGTGCCGGTTGGCCTTCCGGGGCTGCGGTTGCTGCTGCGTTCTCAGCCATTAATTGTCCACCCGGTAGGCTTCGTGCGAGTCCAACTGAACTGCGCCTTCAGGAATCGAGAAGCCATCTTCGAGGACCTTAGCCGGAGCCTTGGCCTTCTTCGGGGGCGGCTCTACGGGAGCCTGCGGTTCACTGCCGAGGGGAATTGCGTCTGCCATGTTACTGTCCTTGTGGTGCGGGGGCCGCTTGTTGACCCTGCATGTGTTGTTTAGCGAGACCGCCCATCTGGTTCACAGCGTTGGGTCCCAATGTCTGAAGCATGTTCTGCATCTGAGCCTGTTGCTCTGCTGCTGCAATCTGCTCGTCGGTCTTAATCAGGCCGTTCATGTCGATGCCCAGAGATGCCCCGGTGCGCTTGATAAGGTCACCCATGTTGACGTAGGTGGGTGCCACTTGCGGACCAAGTTGCTCAAGGGAGGTCATGAACTGCTGGAGCTTCGTGAGGTCATTGCCGCGTCCGATAGCCTCAATGCCAGTTGTGATGGCAGGCTTAACGGTTCCTTCAGGCAGCACAGGGAGCTTCCCCTGCTTCTCCATCTGGAACATCACTCGCTGTACGAGGGGCAACTGGAACTCTTGGCTCAGTGTCGAGTAGACACCGCCCAGTGAGCTTTCCAGTTCGTTAGCCATGTATCGGATTTCCTCGGCTGTCACTCGCTCACCATTACGCTGGATGGCGGTGTTCAGGAGGAAGGCAAAGCTAAGCTCTTGGGTAATCGTGTCACACGTCTGCTTGGCAATAGCGAAGTCAGCCTGCTTCTGCATCTGCAGCACAGTCACATCTTCAGCGTTGCCTTCCTTCACGGCACCTGATTCGCTCTCAGTGAGCACTCGGAGCTTGGTGGTGGAGTTAGGCTTGACCAGGAAGAGGACCTTGGCTGCAGCAGCGGAGCCCTGAACGATGGCCTTACGGAGAGCATTGAGGGACTTGATGTCACCCAGGTACTCTTCCACAAAGCTGCGGCCATAGTCTTCGCCATCGACTGCGATGAAGCGGAGGGGAATCCACGGGGACTTACCCAGCGGATACGAGCCACGCGTACCGGGAATCTCGATGCCATTGGCTTCTTGATAGACCTCCCAGTTCTTCGGGGTGCGCTTCACGCTGGTGTAGACATCCACCACGTCCTCGTTGTCATCAGCCTTCTTGTTCGCCAGTACGGACTCACGGATACCCTCAGGGAGCTCCATCGGGGACACACACTCTTTCGTGATGTGTTCCAGGACGTTGCCCATAGGGTCCCGCTTGACCACGTAACGGTCCAGCCGGAAGGTCTTCATGCCGCCTGTGGGGGCCAAGAAGAACAGCACGTTGCCCGTGACCAGCAGCAGCTTGATACCCTCGAATGCAGAGGTGCGGATAGTGCTTGTTTCGATGTTGGTCATGACTGACCGCTCCATCCCGCTCAGTGCATTCTCAATCTGGGCGCGCATATCTTGGCGGCCAGTGAGCTTCTGCATGGTCACATCATCCACCACAAGGCGGAAGAAGGGAGAGTTCGGGGGGAGTAATGCTAGGAGGAGCTTAGCTGCCAAGTTGTTCACCGCACGGGCACCGAAAGACTGGTACGGAGTGGGGAACTTGGTGGAGCTAGTGGAGCCCTCAGGGGGGAGTAAGGTGGGGATGGTCAGCTTCGCACAGTCCCGGCTACGCTCCAAGAACGTAAGGCGGTCAGTGCTGAGCTTGTCATACCGTGCCTTGAGACTGGCGGTAACGTCACCCATTACTTCGGAATCGTCAGGCCAGATGCAGCCGATGCTGCGGGTGTAGCGAGGTCGATACGGAGAGCGTTACGGCCCGTTGAGGCAGCCCGTTGACCACCTGCAGTGTTGGTGCTTGCGGTGTTCTCTGGGTTGGCCATCGGAGCCGGGGTCTGGGCGGGTGCCACAGTCTGCTGCTTCGGGGCGCTGGGGGCGCTGCACATGGTGGGGATTACCTCAGGAGGGGTCGTTCACCTCTGCGTACTTAGCGTGCAGGGTTTCGATTAGACGGCGCTCACCGACTTTGATCCAGAGTTCCGCTAGGGAATCTTTAGGGTCGGGGAGGCACAGGGGATGCAACTCATCGAGACACTGAAGGAGCTCAGCGGTGATGAGGTTGCCAATGCGTTCGGAAAGGTTCATGGATGCCGGGACTCTCTTAAGATAATCTTATATAAGTTTTTTCGGCATACTGCGAGAGTGAGGGTTAAGACCCCTAAATCCCGCAGAAGCCGAGCCAGTAAGCATCTGCGGGAATCGAGTTAATCCACCAAAGTGCCGTCTTCGATGAACTGCTTCAGCAACTCGATGGAGTGGATTGCCTTGTCCAAGTCCTCCAAGCGCTTCGCCTTATCACCCTTCTTCCGGGTGATGTACTTGATGGCCGTGTGCTCACATGCGTTGAGCCCGTTGGCAATCGAGTACTCCATCGGTTGAATCTTCAGGCCCTTGTAGTGGGCCCCACCGATTTGCCGATGGAGGGCATCAGTCAGCGGCTGAGGGGCTTCGTACTGCATCTGCGCTTCTTGCGCTTCCGCCTGGAGTACCCACTGGTGAAGCTCTGCGGATGTCGGAGCGGGATTGAAGAACTCAATCGGCTTCCACTGGGGCAACACCGGGCCCCCGCGAGTCTCCGATGCGGTACAGGTCCAGCACCCTGCGGGGATGTCGTCCAGGACGCTCGCTTGGGCGTGGCTGCCGCACGTATTGCAATCTCGTTCCATTACACCGGGTCCTTATAGTTGAGGCAGCTTGCCGGGGTTGAGAACCACTGGACCACATGCTTGTCATGCTGGGTGCAGCGGACGCCACCATTGGCAACGTCCACCTTCCCATGTACACAATCGAGGCACGTCTTATCGTTCTTTACGGGTTCCACAGAATCACTTCCTGAGTTTTGAAGTTGTAGTCATCGGCCCTGCAGATGCGGGCCAGTTGAGCTTGGAGGATTGCGTCATCCTCGGTGAGGCCCTTCTTCTCGAAGGCAGCCACGATGTCCACCCACGCCATGTCATCCTCAAACACGGAGTCATGCTTGGTCTCGTGGCAGTGCGCCTCTAGAATCCCTTCAGCCTTCTTAGGGCCAATCCCCGGGCAACCCTTATAGTTGTCCGTGGAGTCCCCTACGAGGGTCTGATAGAAGTGGTAGTAGTTGGCGCTGTGCTCATCCACGAGGCGCGGCTTGTTGTCCTTAGCGGGATTCCACAGCCACCCGGGGATGGTCTGCATATCCTTGTCCTCCGATACGATGATCTTCCGACCGGGGACCAGCGTGGGGTGCGTAGAGAGAATCCCCATGATGTCATCTGCTTCCATCGTGGGCTTCCGATAGCTGCGGTAGTTCTCAGCCATGTAGTCCTTGACCGCTGACAGGTACACAGGGCGCTTCGAGTAATCCCGGTTGGCCTTGTAGTCCGGGTAGATGGCCTTGCGCCAGCCTTCCTCGGTGGGGCAGGATAGGCAGATGATTAGCTCATCGGCCTTCGTGTGCTCCAGGTACTCAGCTAGGAGGGCATCGATGCGGGGCGTTACTTCTTCCCAGTCATCAAAGTCCACGCACTCAATGATGTCCCCGGTTTCATCATCGAGGAACTTGTGGGTCTTCTGTGCTGTGGAGGCAATCTTGAAGGCCACAATGTCCGCGTCAATCAGGAGGGTGGTCTTCATGCGTAGACGCTCTGCCAATAACGGAACGGCCCCGTGAGGCGCAGCGAGAAGCCTGGGAAGCGCTCCTTGAACCGTGCCCATCTGCGCATCGACCTCCCCAGTTGGGTGGAGTCCTCGCAGTGAACAAGCGTGAACGTCCTGTTTCGCATGTCCAAGTGGAACGCTTCGGTCACGTCAAACAAGCGGCTTCCCAGATACCACGCTTGGCAGATGCCAAAGTCATGGCACTTAGCGCGTTCAATCGGGTCCAGCCCGGGGGCCAGTACGATAACCTGAACGGGCACATGCTCCAGCGGATGAGGAGCGAAGGGGTCCGCGTCTTCCTCTTGAATCTCGTAGACGTGCTCTACCTCACCACCAGCACCTGCGTACTCTGCGGCGATGATAGGGCTCACGTTGAAGGCCCCAAAGGCTTTCGCCAGCTTCACATCGATGTTCGGCTGCGAGGGCACGAAGACATCAATATCCTTCACAGGGCGGCCCAGGATGTGGTCACGGCAGGCACCCCCCGCGATGAGGGCTCCCGTGATCCCAGCGTCCTTGAGCTTGCTGAGGATTTCTTCGAATTGGTCGAACAGGTTCATTGCATAGCCTTTGTAAGGACTGACTTGGTGGAACCCCAGGCAACCAGCGCTTCCCGTGCGATTGCACAGCGTTGGCTGATGGTCAGGGGCTGGCTGTTGAGGTGGGTGATGACGCCAGCCAAGGACAACTGGCGGTGGGCTTCGAGGAGTTCTTGGGTGTGGAATGCGAGGACTTGAGCGGATGTCACTTGACCACCACATATTTGATGGCCTTGTACTCCACGGGCTGGACTTCGTAGACTACCGAATCCAGATACTCATAGTCAGAGTAGTAGCTGCCAGAGCGCGTCTGGATGACATCGAAGTAACGCCCGCTGGGGATGTGCCGATAGACCGTAGACTGGGATTCGTACTTGTGGTCCACCTCCCATTCGCCCACCTGCACAGCCTCTAGATACTGCTCATCGTGCTCACCGTCTTCATCGAAGTAGGTCAAGATGTCTCTTGCGTCCATCACTTAGGCTCCTTCTGGAACTCTTCGATGCTCGCCTTATCGGCATTGCACGAGAGCAATTGGTTGTCATACGCCTTGATGCAGTCCACCAAGTCCCCGTTGGTTTCCAGCCTGCAGATAGCGGGCTCAGTGGGGGAGGTCAGTGCTTGCGGGATTTGGACTGTCTTGGTCTCGGTGACAATCGGAGCTACGGATTGCGGTGCGCTCACACAGGCTGCTAATGACAGCAGCAGGCACAGGAGCGGTAGCCCAAGCATCAACAGCCACGCTCTGTACACCAAGCTGCTTTCGCTCGGAGACGAACTGGGCAGCGTCTTGCTGGAGGTGTTGTTCATTCGTTGCCTTCTTTTGGATGATGGTGTCGAACTGCTGGAGCTTCTTCACGGCCACTTCCGTAGCACTTGAAGCCTTCGCAGAGTCAGCCTTCAGGGTCACGTTGGTGGCCTGTAGCTGCCCGTTCTGTTGGACTGTGGTGGTGTAGGTGTGGACTGAGAAGTAGCCGATGGAGCCCAAGAGGATGACCACGAGGGCAACGCCGATGTACTTGGCGAGGCTTGGGACTGCGGAGAGGGGGAACATCAGTGCTCCCCCAAGTAGAGGTGGTCAGTCCCCAGTGCGGTGTTGAAGTCCACGTTCCCTGAGTACGGCTCTAGGTTGAGCGCGCTCATGTAAGAGAATCCGCCGTAGTCCCTGCAGTTCACAAACACCTCTGCATCCTCTGGGATGGTCTCCAGATACGCCTTCAGTTCTCTAACGGTTGCCATCAGTTCACCTCCAGGTAAGCCTTACCTTTCCTTGTAGCCAGCCACTTGCGGCCAAACGAGCCACGCTTCTGCTCGGTCGTGATGTACCCACAGGAGGCAGCCATAGCCACCACCTGAGCGTTGGTCCGTGCGTAATCGTTCTGGAGACTGAAGCCCCCGGATTGAGCACGCTGGATGACTTCAGTGAGTCGGTTGTCTGCTGATACTTCTGGCTCAGTCTTCGTGAAGTGCTTCCGCACGAGGACAGTGAGCACCTCCAGTCCAGGGAATTGGAGCATGTGTGTTTCCTTTGGTTAGTGAACGTCTTTCCATGTGGTGCCAATCTGAGCCTCAGCGGCAATCGGAAGGCGGAACTTGAAGAACTCTCCAGCTTTCGCAGCGGCCTCCGTGGTGATCTTGGCGACCACCTCAGTGAGTTCCTCAGGGCACTCAAGCTGCACCTCATCGTGAATCCAGGCCACCTGATGTACGCGGTCCCGGATGCCCGCAGCCTTCAGCCCTAGGTCAACCTCAACGAGCCAGCGCTTGGAGACCAAGGCACCAGCGGATTGGAGTAGGGTGTTCAGTGCGGAGTGGGCAGAGCGGACGTGGAGTTGCCGACCATCAAGGCCAATGAGAACCCCAGCAGACTTGGCCTTGGCCTGCACAGCATCGATGAGGCTCTTTAGAGCGGGGAGGGAGGCCAGGAACTTGTTGCGGAGCTTGGTTCCTTCAGCGCGCCCTTTACCCACGATGGACCCAATCTTCTCCACACCGGCCCCGTAGAGGAACCCGTAGATGAAGGTCTTGGCGTTGGCCCGTGTGGGCAGCCCTGCAGCCTCTTGGTTGGCCGTGTGGATGTCCCCGTTAAGCAGGACCTCACCGTAGGCGCCACCGTCCCAGCGGGCCATGTAGTGTGCCAAACAGCGGAGTTCGATACCTGAGAGGTCAGTGCCCACCAGCTTGAGGCCGGGGGTTGCACGGAACAGGGCACGGCTCTCGCCACCGAAGGGAGCACCTACGCTAGGCACTTGAGCCACGTTAGGCTTGCTGTGGGTGGCCCGACCAGTGACCGCGCCGTTTGTCATCACAGACCCGTGGATGCGCCCGTTCTTCTCGTGACGGAGCCATGCTTCCTTGCCCTCAGCCAACTGCCCCAGCCGCTTGCCAATCATCAGGTAGCGTTGGAGCACCTCAGCTTCCTTGTAGGGCAGCTTTGCTAGGACCTCTTCGTCAACCGTGGGCTTCCCGTCCTTACCGAACTCCAGCGGCTTCCATCCGTAGAGGCGCTTCAGCCAGAGAGCGATGTGGTCCCGGCTCGTGGGGTTGAACTCGGTGAGCTTGATCTTCTGGAAGGGAACATCCGGCTCATAGCCCCGCTTCTTGTCAGCACGCTTCGGGATGAACACCTTGCCATCGCGCATCCACATTGGCTTGAAGACTTCGGTGAGCTCCTCTTCCATCTTGAGCTTCTCCTTGACCAACGTAGCCAGCAGCTTGGCGGCCCCGTCCTTGTCGAAAGAGAACCCACGGCGCTCCTGTGCGGTGATGATCCAGGCCACCTGATGCTCCAGTTCGATAGCCATCTGGGAATAGTTCTTCCCCTCCAGCTTCTTGAACAGGGCCTCGGTTACATCCGTATCGCCACAGCAGTAGTCCTCCATCGGCATGTTCCAGCACTCCCACGGGTCCAAGCCCTTAGCCTTCATCTCAGCCGAGTAGTCCCCCTTATGGAGCCCCAGACGGTGACCCCAGGCCTCCAACGATTGGCGCTTACGGAGATTGCCGGGGAGCTTGCCCTTCTCGTAGAGGGCCGTATCGATGTCCCAGAGGTCCGGGTAGATGAGGCGGGCCATTACCAGCGTATCGAGGACCTTGGATTCATCCAGAGTGAACCCGGGGTAGAGCTTCTGGATAACCGGGTAGTCAAACGAAATCCAATTGTGACCCACCACGAGGTCCGCCTTCTGCAGCAGGGCGAGGCCCTCTTCGATGCTGCGGCCCCCATGCAGGTGGTTGAAGCGGTGATGTTGTCTTGTGTCGAGGTCCTTGAGGACCAAGCAATGAATGGTGGTTACCTTGTCCAGGAACCCATTCGATTCGATGTCAGCGATGAACCTCATTTGACATCCCAGAGATGGCGGCCAATATCAAAGACCACCTTCTTGTGCATGTCAGTCATTACCGCTGCCCGGTCCCGCGCTGTGTACAGGGCCATGTTAGAGACGAAGTACTTTAGGCTTGTCTCCCCGAATTCGGTTGTGTTGCTGCGGACCATCACGTGGAGGCCATCCCGCTGGACATCGTTAACTGCTCGGCACTCGGCAGCCAGTTGCAGTACACGGATGTTGCGGTCCATATACAGAGTCTCAGGGGGCTCGGCCATGCTGTAACGCTGCCCACTCGCTTGCTTCAGGTACTCGTTCTCGCCCTTCAGCTTCAGGTACTGCATTTCCAGCCATGCTTCACGCGGAGTCATCTCCAGCGGGTTGTCATCGAATCGCATACGCTCTCCCTATCGAGTAGCTTTAGAAAATGAAAAGGGCCACCCGAAGGCAGCCCTTGTGTACTTGCTTGTGTGTTACTTAGCTCAGGAACAAGTCCCGCTCTGCTTTCCTGCGTCTGGTCAGCCCAGCGAGAACCTTCCCGCCAGCCTTATCCCATCTCAGGAACTCTTCCGCTGCCCCTTTGATGTCCCCAGCGTTGAGCTTCTTGAGCAGCGTGGAGCTACCCAGATTGCCCAGCCCGAGGTTGAACGAGAAGTCCACCAAGGCATCGAACTGGTTCTGGTTGAGGGGAACCTTAACCAACTTGTTCACTCCGTCCTCAAAGCGAGCGATGTCTTGCATGAGCAAGGAGTCCGCCTGTGCTTGGGTGATAACTACTCCCATGCGGTTGACGATTGAGCCCGTGTGGCCGTAGCCAATGGTCCATACACCCACTGAGTCTTGATACGCGGTCAGCTTGCACCCCTCGAATTGCTTCGTGAGTGCCAAGCCGTTCTTGCTGTATGTGAAGTTCAATCTAGTTTCGGTTGGTAGTAGTTGAAGCCTTCGAGTTGGTAGACCACTTCCACAATCTGGTACTGGTCTACGCTCACGGCTGGGTTGTCACGGACCGCCTTCGCAATGTGGGCAGTAGCCATAGCGCGGGTGGTCCACGGGCCCGCTACGGTTTGCTCACGGTGCCGCACGGTCCACTGGCTAATCTTCTGTTTCATCTAGGGTGCTCAGAAAGGTGCGTCTTCGTCCCAATGGGACTTCTTGCCCTGGGTCTCGTCTTCGAATGGGTTGCCATCAATCGGGAATAACATGCCAGTCTCGGCCGTGTACCCTAAGTAGAGGACCTTCCCGGTAGCCTGACCTGTGTAGCGGTCCTTGAGTCCTCGGAGGGTGGTCACCTGCTGGAGCCGCTCTTCCTCAGCCTGCTGGTCGCGCTCTAGGCCGAAGAGGTAGTGCGCCCAGAAGCCAATTGCACGGGAGCCCTTGAAGTGGCGGATGGTTACCCGGCCACCTTCCTCGTGGCTCTTGCCCTTCTCGGGGGTGGTCAAGTGGGACACGAAGATGATGATGATGTTGAGCTCCTTAGCGAGCCCTGCCATCTCTTTCATGATCTGCTCAAGGCTGCCCTTCTCATCAGCGGTGTCCGCCATCGCCGTGAGGTGGTCGATGTAGATAATGCGGATGCCATCGGAGACAGCCATGAACCGCACCTTGGCCTTCACAACATCCCACTCGGTCTCCCCAAAGGAGTCGTATAGAAGCAGCAGGTCTTCGTGCTCCAGCTTGTCAGCGGCCTCATCTAGTTCCTCCTGCGTCCACCCAGCGTTGGGTACGTGAAACCGCTTGCCGCACATCTTCCCTGCCACCCGCCGCACTGTTTCATCAGGCTGCTGCTCCAAGAAGATGGTGCCCACCCGCTGCTTGAGTACGTTGATGTCGTAATCAATCTGTTGGGTGAGGAAGTCGGTCTTGCCTACTCCAGTACCTGCACCAACCCCATAAATTTCCCCATAGCGGCGGCCGTAGGTCCACTCAGTGAGCTCGGGGAGGAACCAGGGGAGGCCCATAACCACCGGGGTGCGGAGCTTCTCGCGGAGGTCCCCGATGCGCACAAGGCCATCAGGGCGGTACGTCTTGGCACCCCATACAGCATCGATGACTTCGGAACCCCTACCTGCCAGCAGCATCTCGTTCGGGTCCTTGAAGCCGTTCGGGAGGCTGGCCACCTTGCACTTGCCGGGAGTGAACAGTGGGGCACATTCGGCTACCGCTGCTTGCCCCGGTTCGTCCATATCGAACAGCAACACAATTTCCTCGAACTGCTCAAGCCACTCAAGGTGCTTCTGCAGGGACTTCTTGGCCCCCTGTGCCCCATTAGGTACGGAGACAACAGGCCACTTGTTGCCTTGGAGCTGGGAGACGGTCATGCAGTCAATCTCGCCTTCCGTTACCACCACCTTCTTGCCGCCATCCCTCCAGAGTTGCTGACCGAAGAGGCCAGCGTTCTTGAAGTCTCCGAGCGTGACAAAGTTCTTGTCAGCGTCCCGCATCTTCTGGGCAACCATCTGCTGCCCATCAAAGTACGGCGCCAGTTGAACCGTGTTGCCCTTACTGCTGGTCCCCACGGTGTACCCGAACTTCCTACAGGTTTCCTCGCTGAGCTTGCGCTTGCTGAGGGCCTTTACTTCTCCATCCAGAATCAGGTCTTTTGCCATTGGCTTCCTTGGGGTGTGTTCTACAGCCCCATCTTCGGAGCCCCTCTCGCGGTGCTTACAGACGAAGCAGTACGCGTGGTTATCGGTGTATCGAGCGAGCCCGTCCGAGCTACCACAGGAAGGGCACGGCTCATGTTGGAGGAACTCGCTTTCAGTCATCAGCGGTCGTAGGCCTCTTCAGCCACATCGAGGTCCTCTTGAAGGGCGTGAAGGGTCTGCTCAGCGTGCTCAAGCATCTGCGAGAAAATCCAGGTATCCCCGCCTTCCTCCGCAGCTTCACGGATGGATGCCTTCAGGTCCTCTACTTCCCACTCCGCTTCAACGATGGAGTCTTCGAGTTCGGAGATGTATGTAGCTTGGGAGTTGGTCATTCCAGTACCCCTTGGTTCTTCAGTTGGCTGTACGTGCGGAACCCAATGGTTGTCGAGTAGCCGCGTTGGGTGTCACGGGATGTCTTAGGCTTCTTCAGGAGGGCCTCCCAGATGCGCACACTGAGGTCCGTGGGGACCGTGAGTTCAATGGCGTCTTCGAATGCGGTACGGAGGGTGGTCATTAGATGACCTCCAGTTCATGGGCATCGAAGCGCCCCACGTCGCCGTCCAGGTTGTCCAGCGCCACCCGCACAGGCCACCCGTAGCTGTCGATGCTGATGACCGTTCCCAGCGCCTCTTCCAGACTCAGGCGGGAGCGAACCCGAGCGCCCACCTTCAGTTCCTTCTTGGGGGCCTCTGCGGGGGCCAGGGTGAGTTCTTCAGCGAGGTAGAGTGAGGCGCGCTCTTCCCCATCAACCAGCGCACGGCAGGGGTACGGACCGTCTGTGTAGACTTTGACCACAGCAGCCGTCTTGCCCTTTCGTTCTGGGTAGTAGTTGCCTACGACCAGTACGCGGTCACCCACGTTGAATTGCGGAACCACCGCTTCGACCTTCTCTTCACCCAGCACATAGCGCGCATAGGTCTTCCCGTTCGGGTCCTTCTTCATCTCCGTTTCGATGGGCATACCACGCTTGCGGAGCGTATCGATGGCCGTAGCCAACCGGAAGATGCCGAAGTTGCTCAGGGCTTCCAGCGGGGTGATGCTGCGGCCCGACTCCAGATAAGCCTGGATGTTCTGGATGCCCGATTTCTTCTTGAACACGTTGTTGCTGACTGACTTGCTCATGGTCTGATCCTTAGATGAGGTGGAAGTACAGCGCGAAGTTCGCTGCTGTGGTGACACATACGAGGGCTACGATGAAGAGACCCTCGCGCTCAGTGATGGGGCGGCTCATTTGGATTGAACGCAGATGAAGCGAGCGTCTTTAAGGGTGTTCTTTACAAGGGCCTGCGACTTATCGCCAGCAGCCACACAGGCAGCCTCAGTGGCAAAGCCGGGGACGCTGGTGAGGGCCACGCTGTCTCCCTTGGAAAACGAGCCTGCGTACAGGAACAAAACGAGAATGAATGACAAGTGGAACTCCTTGAATATGTGTATCCCTGCCCAGCGAGGGCATCGGGACCGCCTAGAGAGGACTTAGTAGGTGAAGGAAGTGCGGATGTACGGCTGGTCGAACAGCTTGCGGAGCTCCTCGCTCAGCCATGCTTTAAAGCGGGTGAACATATCCAGACTCCTGGAGGAACTGCTTGACCGAGAACTGCGGGCAGCTTGTGGTGGCGTTAGGGAGGTCCCTATGCCCCACTACGATTGCCTGCGGGAACTGCGTGTGGAGATACGTTAGGAGAGTCAGAAGGTTCTCCCGCTGGTCCTTCGTGAAGTTGTCTGCGGGGCTGCCTTCCTGGTCCATACCGCCAGCCAAGCAGATGCCGATGGATTGACTATCGAATCCCGGAGCGTGGGCACCGATTTGGTCCAGTGAGCGGCCCGTTTCGATGTTCCCCTTGCGGTCTAGGATGAAGTGATAGCCGACCCACAGGCGCCCTTTAAGGCGATGCTGGCGTTCGATGAAAGCCTTGTTGACTTTCTGCCTTGGTTTTGTATTTGAACTGTGGATAACAATGTAGACCACAGATTCAGTGGTCAGCGAGGCCATCAGTGAAGCGTGTCCAAGTCAGCGGGTTCAACACCCACGAATTCGAGAGCCTCCCAGAGGTCGTGCGCCGTGCTGTGAATCTCTTCCGAGATGTTCCCGATGCTGGACAAGAAGCACGCTTCGTACAGGATGCTCAGGAGTTGGCCCGCTTGCTCTGCATCGAGGGTCAGCTTGATGTTGCCGTTCTTGGTGCTTTCTGCTTTCATTTGATTTCCTTTAGCCAAGCCTCTGGAATCCACTTATCGGAATAGAGGAATCCATTTTTCTCACACCACATGGCGTAAGTTGTCTTGGAGGTCTTGGAGATGGTTGATTTGGAGCGACTGAACACAAAGCGGATGTCTAAATCCGGGTTCTGTGCCTTTACTAGGAGGTGCTTCTTGCGGTCTGCGGTCTCAAATTTTCCCTTGGTCTCGATGTAGATACCATTGGGAAGCCGGAAATCGGGAGTGTACTTATGGGGAGTCGCTGGAGTGACGTAGTGAATCTTCTCCTCCTCATAGGCCGCTTCGATTCCCGCTTGCTTCAACTGGTCCGCTACCGCTTCCTCAAGTCCACTTCGATAGGCTGCTTCGAGGTGGCGCACTGCGTAGGCGTTACGCGGCATGGCGAGCCCCCTTCGAGGAGTTGGCGGCCTGCGGAATCACTCTCCAGTTCTTATGCCAGTGGAGACCTCGGACACTCTTTCCCTTCCCAGGGATGATGTGGTCAACACTGAAGCGTGCTCCAGCGAGCTTCGTTAGGCGCTCGGAGAGGTCGTGTGCTTCTACCCACGCCAACTCATCGAGTTCCCCATACCAACTGGGGACCTGCGAGGCTTCCCAGCGCCTGCGCTTGGTGACGTAGCTCACAGGGTTCTTGGCTTCCCAGTCGATTCGCCAAGCGTGTTGGCGTTCTGGGTTTGAGAGGCGCACCTTGCGTGCGTCCGAGATGCAGCAGGTCTTACATTTGTTCAGCGTTCCGTCCTTCATCATTGGGTGAGCGTAGAACTCACCCTTTGCCTTCTCAACGGAACACCGGATGCACCGCTTAAAACTCGATGTCATCGTCCGCGCTGTCTACTGCACCCTTCGTGCTGCCTGCAGTTTCTTCCGGGAACTCTTCATCGCTGCTCGCTTCGTAGCCAGCTTCTGCGCCAAAGCCGAAGCTCGATGCGCTGCGCGAACCCTCAGATACGAGGTCGATAACCTGCACCGCCTGCAAGCGGAGGCTGAGGCCTGCTGCCCCCGTGCCCGGAATAAAGTACGGGCTCGCTTGGAACGAGACCTTTCCGATTGTGCCGCCCCAGATGTTCGGAACGTTCTTCAGAACCGTGCCCTTAGCATCGAACACCGAGGGCTTCCGCGTCCACGCATCACCCTTCTTGTTCTTGCCGCTCGCGGTCATCTTGAATTTGAAGATGAGGTTGCCGGTGGGCTCTTCCGTGTCCTTATCGTACTCGGTGGAGAAGAGGTCATTGCGCGTGACTTCTTTGAGCTTCTTACGGCTGCCAATCGGGAGCTTCTCGAATTCCTCTTCAGCAGCTTCGATGGCCTTCTCGTATTCCTTGGTCAGCTTGTCGATGAGCGGCTGCGCTTCGTCTTCCGTCAGCACAAGGCTAACCTTGTATTCACCTGCGGGCTTCGGGAACTTCTCGTTGCCGTAATCGGGCTTCGAGAGGGCCGGGAACTGGAACGTGCCTGCGGGGGTCGTGCCTTGGAAAATCTTGGGTTTCTTATCGGTTGCCATTTAGATGCCTTGGTTGGTGAGGTTGAACATGCGTTGCTCTTGGTCCACGTTGATGCCCTCATTGAGCATCGTGTGGAGCAGCGGTTGGGGGAGTGCGCGGGCTGCTGCCCAGTGGGCTTCTGCTTGGCAGATGAGGTAGTCGTGGTAGGTCATTCCTGGTATGCCTCTTTGTAGGCCGCATCAAAGATGGGGTCCAGTAGGGTGTTCACAGCTCTCTGGGTTAGCTCGAAGGTCGTGAGGCTAGCGATGCGGCCATGCGAACCCATCGCAGCTTCTGCAACCTGAAACGGACGGTTAGCTACAGCACCCAGAGCCATCAACTCTTCGCGGGTGTTGACCTTGATGTGGAACACGCGGGGCTGGAACTGCGGCTTCTGTGCCTCTTTCAGTTCAGCCTTAAGCTGTTCGATGGACTGCTCGTGGTTGCAGATGTACTGCTCATGCGCGGCAATCGACTGCTTGATTGCAGTGATTTTCAGTTCGTTCATGCTTGGTCTCCTTGGGGTTCTTGTTCAGCGGCTTCGAGTTCCAGTGCGAGGACCGAGCGGTACTCATAGAGAGCATCGATTTGGCCGTCCACGCGCTGCAGTTCTTGCAAGATGCCGGTAATGAGCGGTTCGTTCACTTCAGTTCACCTTTAACGTAATCGCGGAGGGCCTTGGTCTCCCGCGTAAAGAACCCATCGGCATCCTTAGCCACCCTCGTGGCCTTGCTGATGAGTTCGCTTGGGTCCAACTTGAGCTCCTCGCAGATGACCGTGAAGAGCACCGCTACGCCAGCCACCTGCTTGTGTCGCGGGTAGCTTTGGATGGCCGATACGGCTGCGTATGCGGACTCCACGGCGTGGAAGGAGATGATTGAGTTGAGCTTGTCCTTGTCCATCAGTTGATGAGTCCTTGTGTGCGCAGCTCGAAGTCAGCCTTCATAGCCGCGAATGTCACGAAGCCATGCTTACGAGCAAAGCGGTTCAACTTGCGGGTGTGCTTCGCGCCTTCACGCTTGCCGCCTACGGTGGACAAGGTGCGGACTACTGCTACAGCTTTGGATTTCATGAGGTGGTCCTTGGGGGAAATTTGGGACAGCGGTTTGGTTCTGCGAGAGTGAGGGTTTAGACGCGGTTCGCTGCGAAGACAGCCCGAGCGAAGCCCATAGGGGTAGCGCTGCGGAAGTTCATGCGGTCCTCTCCGGGGGGCGCCATGTGGATGCGGTTGTCAGGAAGCCCCAGCGGTGTAGCCCACTGGCGCTCTGGCATGACGAAGCCATTACCCGACCAGAGGCAGGTGTTCTTCGTGTAGTTGTCCCCCGGGCACAGCGCGTTGAACTCCCAAGGGTGGAATGAGTGCTGTGGTTTCCCGAAGATTCCCGAGAAGCCGCTTACGGGGTTCTCGAAGAACCATGGCGCCCCCGAGAGTTCGCCAATCATTCGGCACTGCTCGGCCACGATGGCTGCCTTGGCTTGGAAGTACGGGTCCTTCTTGCGCTTCTCTTCCCACCAGCGGGCACCAGATACGGCCACATCAGTGCAGGGAGGGAAGCCAGCCACGAAGGCCAGGCGGTCTTGCCTTACGAGCTCTCTGATATAGGAGAGGGTCAGTGCGTCAGCAATCACAGCCCCGATGCGGGTCACTTGGCCCACCGTGGAGACTCCTCGGGGGTGCTGCGGGTCAACCAATACTGCGTGATAGCCCGCTGCCACCCACGGGTCCGTCATGTGCCCCGTGAGGTCACAGAGGGACAGGATGGTGTCTCTCATAGGTGTTCCTCTGAAAATGAAAAACCCCCATCCGAAGATGAGGGCCGTTTGGTTCTGCGAGAGTGAGGGTTTAGCCATTGCGCATCAGAAACACATACGCAAGTGGAACGCCTCAGGCAAAGAAATACTCCGATTGGAGGACCAAATTCAAATCCAGGTTGCCCATCGGGGGCAGTTCGGGAATCTCAGCGGCCAGCGCTTCAGGCAACTGGGCGACCAACTGAGCCTTGAAGTCTGCCAGCACATCTCCGCTGTACTGGTCCACGAACGCCTGACGGAGACAATCGCGGAGAGCCTCAGCGGAACCCGCATGGCTGCCATAGCTATCGTGAATCATTGCGAAGTCCGAGATGCCTGCATCAATACAGTAGGCCACCGTGCGCATCATGTGGGCCGCATCGAGGGAGTGGATGAAGTTCGGGGAGATGCCTGCAGATTGCTTACGGCCATCCAGCTTATCACCGTCGCTCTTCAGCATGAGCTGCACACGGACACCAGCAACCACCATGTCCAGGCGCTTGCCCACCTGTTCGCGGTAGCTCTGGAGCACCAGCAGACCACTCGGGGTATTCCAGTGGACCGGGAGGCCGTTGGACGCTGCCACGCGAGCGGCTTCCTTCAGCCAGTCCATAGCCAAGTGAGCGGCCACCACCACCTTACCGATGGCCTGATAGTTCGTGTTGGCGAGGTACTGACAATCCTTCAGGTCAGCGGCAACTTCAGCACCGTCAGCCTTCATCTTCTGGAAGACACCCTCAATCTGCTGACACATCCCACGCTTGGTGGCACCGTAAGGCGTGGTCATGGTGTTGGGCTTGGAGAGCTTGCGGGTCATCTTACCGGCCCACTTCTGGCCCATCTCGATGCCTTCGTCAGCGTCAGCCTGCATCAGCATGTTGGCGGCCTTCGCCACTTCACTGTAGATGTCACTCGGCTTATCGCTGGGGACCAAGCCAACCGCAGCGCCCCCCACTTCATCCCGAAGGAGGGCCGAGAAGTTCTGCAGGCCATTGCAGGCGCCATCCCACGAGCACGGGAGGTGGCTTACGAAGTCCTCTTGATCCTTACCGAGGTCCGTGTGCATCGTCAGGGCCAGCCACTCGTAGCAGAAGGCCAGGAACATGTACGGGCTGTCAGCATCGGCCCACCAGCGGGAACCATCCAGCGGGTTGATGGCGGCCTCCAGGATTTGGTCCTGATGGTCGATGACCCACTGCACCCGCTCATCGAAGGTGACCTTGTCGATGCCGAAGGTGTTGGCACCGTGGATGGCCAACCAGCGAGCACCATTGTCCCCCAGTGCTTTCCCTTCCGAGAACTGCAGGAGCGCCTTGTCGCTATCGGCACCCTGCGGGTTCAGGAAGGTAGCCACCGGGTACGCACGGCCACGCCAGTCCAGATTGTGAACGTAGTAGAAGGCTTCGATGTTTTCGAACTTCTCGGCCATCCACAGCTTGCTGGACATCGAGGCCCGCTTGGATGCTGCGCGGATGTTGCCCTCATACACCTGTGCTGCCTGCTTCTTCCACGCCTTGAGCTCCTCCGGGTCAGGCGTATCGAGGTCAAAGGTCTTCGTAGGGAGGGGCATCGGGTCCCGGTGGGGCAGCTTACCGAGGCGGCCACCGTTGTCCCAGACTTCCTTCATCACATGCAGGATGGCCGTGTTGATGGCCCACGGGGTGTCTTGGAGGGCATTGACGGCCTTGTAGACCATCGGCATGGAGACCTGCTTCAGGTCCTCCAGGTAGTTTCGGTTGCCAGTCTTGATGAGCGGGAAGCGCATCGGCTTGGTCAGGTAGCCACCACCGAACGGGCTGGTCCAGGGGCGCGGCTTGACCACCATAGGCATAGCCATAGGAGACATAAGGGCACACCGAGCGTGGCCGTTGGCGAGCCACTTGGCGGTTTCTTCAGTGGGAACCACGATGTGCGGGGTGTCATTGGCGCCACGGACGAAGGTCTGGACCTCCACAAGGCCCGTAGCTTCCTGAAACATCGAGATGAGGGCCATGCCCAAGCGCACCTTCTCTGACTTGCCCCACTTAATCGGCGTGATCTTCGCGTACTTCTGCTGAACGCGCAGGACGATGTGACGGTGGCGTTCGTCCCGTGAGTTCTCAATCTTCTTGAGGAGCTGGCGGTACAGAGCAGGCTCAGCCTTCTTGAGGTCATCGAAGTTGAGGCAGTCTTCGAGTCGATTGGCAATGTCACCAGCAACAGCACCGACCATAGACATGCTGGAGATGTGATTCATGACAACCTTGGCGGTAACAAATGCCACCAACTTGCGGTCGGGGAATTGATCCAAGAATCGCACCACGCCTACCGAACGGTTTGCCTTCCCAGACAGCCCTTCCTCGATGAATTTGTCAATGACAAGCGCAGTCGGCTCTACCGCAGCCTTAATCATCTGAAGCCCAGGCGGCATCGTATCTTCCCCCTGCTTCAGCGCTTCGTTATATCGCTTCATTCCGAGCCCGATGCTCTCTTCTTCAAGTTCAATCTGGAGAGCGTTCAGGTCGAGGGTGGAAGTGTTTGCGGTCATGATGGTATTCCCTAGTGGATGTCGGCAGCCAATAAAAACGCCTCCTGCGTCGAACGCGGGAAGCATTGAAAGTTACTTTCCTACTACGGTAAGACTATACCGCAAGTGATGCGCGAGTGGAACACTTTTACTCAAATATGTGTCCAATTCTCGCGCCACTGAACTGCCTCAACGGTACGGACTGTGACCCCATATTCAGTAGCGATGACATCCCGGGCGCGTGCGTCCATCCGGATAGCCAGAACCTTCTCCTCGTTCAAGCGTGCGCGTGGATGTGCTGAGCCTTTCGGGTGCCGTTGACGGCCCTTCGCAATCTTGTCGGCTACGTTATCCGCATTGGTCCCGATGAAGAGATGCTCCGGATTGACACAGCCGGGGTTGTCGCACTTATGCAGCACATGCCCTCCCTCAGGGATTGTCCCGTTGAAGACCCTATAGGAGAGCCGATGTGCCCCTTCGGATTTTCCTTGCACCTTTACGCGCCCATAGCCCTTCTGATTCTTACTCTTGGTCCAATTCCAGCACCCATTCTCTGGGTCAATCTCAACTCGTTCTTCGATGTAATTTTTCATGGTTGTGTATGTGTGTCTGCACCTTATGGTCACACCTGAGACATCAATCGATTATCTATAGGGTGAATCTATCCATATTGCAAATAGATGAAGGAAATCTATAGGTCATTGATTCTGTGGTCTTCCCACAATACGGAACTTAGCCTAGCAGTACCAGTACTAGGATAACTGCCAACAGGATGTCAGCGTTCGTCCTGCGAGAGTGAGGGTTAAGGCCGTATGGGAATCAGAGGGAACAACAGGAGGGAGACTTTTGGAAAGAGCTTTGGTCACAAACTTGGTCACGCGTATGCGTAAGTGGATGTGCCAGATGGGGAAACTATCGTGTAACTGCCTGATTTACAACGGGTTCAAGTCGGTCATGACATGCTCCTATGGCCGTTGCCCGAGGACGACCCATCCTGCTCGGACAGGTCACCAGACAGACACTTATTGTTTAAATTCAGAGACTTAGGCTGCTTCGCTAGAGACACCAGGAGTGCCCTTTTGACCACTTTCGGGCACACTTTGGTCACAGTTTTGGTCACACGCTGGAGCCCCAGTAGCGGCCAGAATATCAGCAACTTGGCGCAGCCCCGAGGCACTCACATGGATGTACTTCTGGGTGGTCTTGAGTGACTTGTGGCCTAACATCTGCTGAATCAGTGGGGCCGATACGTTGGCATCAGCGAGCCGTGAGCCTACCGTATGACGCAGCGTGTGCATCACGAACTCTGCATCCTCAGCGAACCCCATCTCCTCCCTGACCCACCTCCAGGCCCTCGTTGCCATAGTCTCTGAGAGCATCCCAAAGGGCTTCGAGAGGTGAGCTCGGGATGTCAATACATCAACCACTCGGGGCGTCATGGGGACACCACGGGGCTGCTTGTTCTTGGTCACCCACAGGACAATCTGCTTCTCGGGGAGACTGAAGTTGGCCCGTGTGAGACTCAGGCACTCGTTCAGTCTCATGCCGGTATCGGCCAGTACCTTGATGAGGTCCGCTACGTCAGCGTAGAGGCCCTTGGGGGCCTTCTGGAGCCTCTCGATAGCCTCAGCCACCTCCTCGTTGGTGAAGCGGCGCTGGCGGCCCTCTGCTACCTTGGCGCGGACAATCCTAGGCTTCACCAATTTGTCATACCCCCAGTTGTCCAAGGCTTCGTTGAACAAGACTGAGAGCTGGGACACACGCTGGTTGATGGTGGACCCCGCCTTGCCGTCCTTGGTCATGCACTCGATGAAGCCATTGATGGCCTCACGGTCGATGCTGGACAGCTTACGGCCAGCCGTGAAGTAATCCTCGATGGCCCTCCGGTTCTTATCGATGGTCCGCACGTCTGGACTGTCCCGCCAGGGTTTGTATTCCCGCATGGCCGTCTTGTAGGCTTCCCCGAGGGTGGGCCCATAGTCAGCGATGGACTTCTTGGAGGCAACCTCAGTGACCCCAGCGAGGAGCTCAGCTTCCTTGCGCTTGGCTTCCTTCTTATCTGTGGTGCCCAGGGACTTGCGCACACGCTTCCCATCCACGTACCCATCGAACCACCACACATCCCCGCGTAGCTTCATAACCTTCCCCAATTTGCCGGTAAACGCAAAAGAGCCACCCTAAGGTGGCCCACTGCTGCTGCTCTCTCAGGCTCTTACTGCTGGCCTTGTTCTGACGAATCGACCAAGCTGCTCATCGATTCTTTCTAGTAGTGCCGTTCCCTCGGAGGTCAGGCTGACAATCTTTCTGCTGTAGTTCGTTGGGTCCTCTGCGGTGGTCACTAGGCCCAACCCGTGGCCCATCGCTTGGTTCCCTCTGCCCAGTGCTGCAACACTCCGGGACATCACAGCTTGGCCCAGACCTGTGGCCTCTTGGTACTCCCTGAGGGACCGGTCCGGGTTCGCTGCAATCTCCGCAAACACCACTACCATATTCGGCGGTACATCCTGCTTCTCCATCTTCTCTGCACAGAGTTGACGGAAGATTTGTAGGACTTCTGCGGCTACGTGTAGAGCTGTGGTGCTGCTCATTGCTACCTTCCTCTGAATATTATTTTAGGTGCTGCGGCTGACTACCAAGAGCCACCTCCGCAGGATCAACACTTCAAGACTCCCGACATCGCGTATCGATTCCAGCATCTTGGGCTTGCGCCCGTTGCGGTCTATGTAATCACGGCAGACGTGGACATCGAAACCAGCAAGTGACAGCAGCATACAACAGTTCCTCGTGAGGAGAAAACAACCAAGTGAATGTGTTTTTGGTATTTGTTAAAACTTGTAACAGGTCTTGCTGCACCCTTGGAACGCATCATAGGACCCAATTGGTCACACCTTACGATGAGTTATTCCTATGTAATCCCCTATATACATAGTATTGACAAAAGTACCGTTACCGTTTGCGGGGTCCACGGGATATAGACGCCCCATTGATGCTCGCAACATGCTTAATTACAGGATTGTTACCGTGCTATTGCACTGACTAC